TTAATGTGAGCACCCATGTCGATAGCGCCTAGAAGGTTAATATCAGAAGCAGCAGACTGCACCAGAAAATTAAGACCAGACCTAATGCTATGGCTCTTGATGCCCGTGTCTGTCGATGCGACATTTGGTAATCTCCTTTTTCTTCCGAAGAAGCTATAAATAAATCCATTCTGTGCGATAAATTTCTTGTTGTCTTCAATCCAGTCTTTTAGTTTGTGGAACTCTTTAAAGTAATCGTCAATAACTTCTTGAGCATCTTTCTTACTAAACTCTTTACCAGAATCTTTTGTAACTTGTTCACTGATCTTATTCGCTCCAGCACCATACATAATACCAAAAGTTACGGCTTTGGCCGCCTGTCTTTGCATACTGTACAGTTCTGCTACTTGATCTGCTTCACAGGGTAACTTAAATACTTTCTTTGCAATCTGTGAGTGAAAGTTGCCGCCCTTTCTAAATACGTCTTTCAGAGCCTCATCTTTCGCTAGTACTGCCGCTACATATACTTCTGCTGTTGTTAAATCCATTGCGACAATCTTGTGTCCTGTAGCCGCTTTAATACAGCCTTTTACTATAGGATTGTCACGAGGGAGCTGTTGCATATTAAGCTTCCCAGAAGAGCTGAGCCGCCCACTAGTTGTGCTATGAAGGTTAAAACCTGTGCGTAGCCGACTATCTCTATCCAACTGTGGTATGATTTTGTCCAGATAAGTATTTTTAATCTTGGATTTCTGGCGAATTGCGAGGATGAGGGCAGGGACTTCCGATTGCGTTGCCAACTCCCCAAGAACTTCCGCGTCTGTGCTATTTGCACCAGTGCCAGTCTTCTTTCCAGTAGGATTAAGACCAAGGAAGTCGAATAGTAAACTGCGAAGCTGCACAGTGCTATTAGGATTAAAAGATTTGCCATTAATTTTCTCAAAGGAAGCAATTGCAGGATTCTTATACAGCTCTGCAATAGCTTCGTCAATCTCGACTTGCATCAATGCTTGTGATTGAGTTAGTCTTTGTACGTCAAAAGGAACTCCATTCTCCTGAATGTCCGTAAGAAACCGACAGCCGGGAATGAGTATGTTATCGTAGACTTTACCAAGTCTTTTATTCTGCTTAATCTTAACGAATTTCTTATACACTAGTAGGGTTACTACGGCATCCATTGCGGCATAAGTTTTCATTATATCAAAAGGTATTAAGTCCCAAGTGAAATCGTTTTTTAACATACCGTGATCCTTACGGTACTTATCCATCCAGTCGTACTGTGGCTTCTCATAATCTCCATAGACAGTGTACTTCATAGCCAACTGTTTAAGGCCGTGTCCGCCCGGATTCTCATCAATAAGATAATGCAAGAGCATAGTATCTTCAAACTTTGGAAATACAAGATTGAAATGGTACTCAAAGAATGCCATATCGAACTTCGCATTGTGAAATACTATAGTCGTTTGGTTCGCTAGTGTCTGCAACAACGCTTCTGTACGTTCATCGAAACACTCTGTATCTATGTACACACCGCGATCCTCTTCATAAGACAATGAAATACCAAGAACATACCCATCTCTGGGGTATAATCCAGTGGTCTCAGAATCGAGAGCTACGTGTGTGGGTCTGCTGTTAATGCAACGACAAAGCCACTCATTGGCTTCTTCTGTATCTTGTATGCCGTATGCATTATACTCAGTAATGATAGTGTCTACTACATTACCATTTATGTACTCTATAATACTACTCTTGGAATCGTCCCACGTTCTCTGCGCCTCTGGTTTAAAGGCTAACATAGCAGGGTTAATGACAGGCAAGAATTTCTCCTCAACCTTTTTTCCTGAGTATTCGGTTACTGAATTGATCTTTGTAAAATACTTCAAAGCATCACTGCCTACTAGAATAATCCAGTCATAGGCATCAATGTCAATCTGTATATCACAGTCTCGTTTTAATACTTTCTTAATATTGGGGTCTGAGCAGAGTTGATACTGATCAAACTCAAACTCACCGTCAAATTCGTTTTTATAGTTGGTTCTACTTGGTTTCGTCTCTACGAGGGCTACCTTAGCCATATAATTTACTCTTTAGTTTTTGAACTGACCCCTCTGCTAAAGCACCGGGGTCGCTCTGTTTTAAGTGAATGTTGCTAGTGTGTAAGCCTACTCGCTCACACATCTCCTTTACTTTCTCTGCGGCATGCTGTCCTGCATCGTCGCCATCGAAGAATACGTGTACAGAATTTACTCCCTGTATGGAAAGCATCTGTAACTTATCTTCATTTATATTCTTTGTACCAAACGTACAAATTGCATTCGTTAATCCTTTATCATGCAAGTTAATCATATCGTATATACCTTCTACTAGGATAACATCTCCTTGTATTGGTACTACTATAGGGAACAACGGCATCTTCGCACCCGCAGGCGAGATCATATACTTAGGCGTTCCGCCTGTAGTATGACGACCATTGAATGCTACTATGCGACCTGATATATCTCTGATAGGAAAGTTAATCCTGCCGATGTAATCAGGGTCGGCTTGGTGAAACGCTTCAAATCTTTTGTATGTCTCTGGCTTAATATTTCTCCAGTTCCCTACATACGGTAACGTATTCTTGGGAAAAGACAAACCAATACTTTCTGACCTCTTATCTTTAATTTTTTTCTTTAAAAGTTCTCGTCGTAGTTGTAGTTGGTTTGCCTTTTCCCCAAAATAAGTAAATAAATTTCCCTTATACTCACAGGAAAAACACTGAAAGATACCCGTAATCTGGTCTATCCTCATACTAGGGTTTTTATCTGGGTGTTCGGGATTTAAACAGCTAACTAAGAAGTCTCCGCCTTTGGGTATGAAATACACATCACGTTGTTTGAGTAACTCTTCTACGGTCAACTACTTATCCTCATTTATTAAACATAATTATACTAGAAATCACCTCATAAGTCAAGAACTATTTTTAGATATCATTAATATCTTCACCCGTCTTATGGGTCGAGTCCTCTTTCTCTTTAGGTGTTAGGGCGGATTCTGGGCCGATTTTTAATGTGTCCCAGTCTACCGTCGATGTAAATGAATCCATGCCACCTCTACGCATCTTCACACAGTTAAAGGTCATACAAGCATCCTCATGATCCCATGTTTCTAATGTGTAGGCCGCATCACAGGCATCAAGGATACCCTTTGCGAAACGTGCTTCTCCACTTGCATCTGTTTGATATGGCGTCAAAACAGTACAGTTGTACTCTTGTGCCATTTCTTTGAGGGCTTTACTAACTTCTATCTGCTCAGTCCAGTCGTACTGTTGGCCTCTGCCGGGAAGACTCGACCGCTTTACTTGATTTATATAGTCAACAATAATAACACCTACGTTAAGAGGGCGAACTTTTTTATCAAGCTCGGCACGAATCTTAGCTAGGGTTAGAGAAGGTTCATAAATAACATCCAGTTGTTGAGTCGGGAGGAGCTCTCCTTCTTTCAGTTTTGAATGAAACTTATCAAAGTCACGATGTTGTCTATATTCGTTCAAACGGTCTTGTCCCAACACAAAGCGTCCCGACCACCAAGTAGCAACTGACTCCCACTCTGTTATACTAAGATTCTTAGTACGCAGACGAGAGAAAGGAACATTAGTGGCGATCGAACAGCAGCGCTGTATGATATCTCTGCTATCCATCTCAATAGTGAAATACATAGCAGATTTACCAGAAGCGATAACATTGTTAGCAATGTTTGCACATATAACTGACTTACCAGCTCCTCGCTTACCACCTACCATCACAAGATCTCTGGGAGAGAACTGTGTTATAAGGTCGTACTCGGCATTAAGTCCGAGAGGTATGTACTTAGCTATATCTTCTTCAGGTTCAAACAAGTCAATACGTTGCATACTTTCTTGTGGATCATCCAAATCAACTCTATTCTCAATGTCTAAGACAATTTGATGGAGGTGATCGACAGACTCTTGCGCGTTCTCGAACGCTACGGAGTTGTCTACGAAATCTTCCAATGAATCCAGAATTTGTTTTTGAGTATATTCGTTCTTCAGGTACTCGAGAAGCATATCAGGGGCAGAATCAATCTCAACGGCTTCAACTGCATATAGCTTATCGCGTGTACCTGAGTCCCGAATCTCAAGTTTAAGATCATCAATCGTGGGCAATTTATGAAACGTACTACAGTGTTTATCAATTACTTGATATAAACTATGGTATTCGCTAGGCAAATAATGCTTGTGAGTAACACTCCAAGTCTCAAAGTCTCCGAGTGTTAGCACTTGCCTTATTAAAGCACTAGCGATGTTCAATGAAATTCTCCCGATTCATGAAATTTGTAACGACCCCGCAAGCGAGGTCATTGATCAAGCACTAGCAATTAAGCAGATGCTTTTTCCTTCTTAGCTGCGCCATCATAGTCAGCGGCTGTTAGGCCACGACGAGTTAGCATAGTCTTAACACCTCGAGCAGTTTTACCGATTGACTCAGCAATTGCTTCGACAGTTAATCCTTCAACAGCGATTCCAGCTAATGGATCTTCTTTAGAAGCGCCTTTAGTGGTTTCTTGACGAGGAATAGCGTCAATGTCACCAGAGCGTAATAGGCTAAGAGCCTTACCACGAACAGAGTTCACAGTACGATCTAGTTCAGCAGCGATTGCTTCTACAAAAGCACCAGCTTGTACCATAGATACAAAGGTAACTTCTTCAGCAGGGCTATACGTTCGTACAGCTTCAACTTTAGGAGCAGGCTTAACATGGTCAGTCATTTCCATAGAAAGAATCTTTCCTTGGATTGACTTCGCAGAAAAGTGACCGTCTTCAAAGTGGCCTGCAATCTCTGCATAAGTGTACTCACCGCTATTGTCAGTGACAAAAGCAGATAGAGTATCTTCTTGAGCGTCTGAGAATGCACGAACGGCACCTGCAGAAGCTAATTCTACGTCAAAGCCCATCTTTCGCAACTTGCTAGAGATAGATCGGGTAGAGGTTTCAAGGTCAGTAGCTGCTTCCGCAACAGTGCCTTGAGATACGGGGCTTTCGCCACCGACAAATTCAGTCAATTGAGCTGTACGCTCGTCAGTCCATTTAGGTAAGGACATAGTTTTATTCTCCTGTTAAATCTAAAAGATTTGTTATGATTTGAACACCAGAGTCTCTGGCCTTCTTGGTTTTAGCGGATTCAACACCGCTTTCGTTTATCAGGATGGTTACATCCTTCGTCAAGCTAGGTTTAACCCCATATCCAAGCTTTTGTAGAGTATCGTGTGCAAGTGCTTTCGTTTTATAACTAAGTAACTTACCTGTTATACATACGATACCCTTGCTTACTGGGGTGGTACTGGTCTTGCTAAACTTAAAACTAAACGGTAATAATGATACTTGATAAAACTCTTCATCCATCCACTTAGATAGATTAGTAGCGGCTTTCTCACCGAGGCCAGCAGTACGGCACAAATCATAGTCTATTTCTTCAATATCATTGCAGACTTTGGATAGTTTTTCCGATGCTACTTTGCCGATAAGCGGTATACTAAAAGCAGGTAATAGTACGTTTAGTGGTGCATTTCGTGAGTTTAGTACTTCTTTGTAGAGCTTTTCGCCTAGTTTGACAGAGCCTAGAGCATCACACATATCTTCCATTGTCAACTCATATATCTCTTCGAGAGAATGAATGTCTAACTTATGAACAGCTGCTGGTCCGAGACCCTTAATCTTCAGCGTAGATGCGAAGTGTTCTACTAATTTTGATACTTTAACACCACAAGATGCGTTTCTACAATACAAAAGATAGTTGACTGATTCTAAGACCGAACTGCAACTGGGGCAGATTATTGGGGCTTCGATTTTGGTCATTTGCTTTTCCTTTGAATTGAAAGAGTATTATACGGAACTTTGGGCTTTTTGTCAAGAACTATTTTTCTACAGGTAGACCTATTCAACTCGTCTTACAACGCGAGGTATGATCTCTCCAGAACGTATAACTTCTACTTGACAGCCTATTTCCAGATCCAAATCTCTTATGTACTCAATGTTATGTAGTGTCGCCCTAGCAACAACCGCATCACCGATCGTGACCGGCAGTAAGATTGCTACTGGACTTACTACTCCGCTCTTACCTACTTGCCACACTACATCTTGCAACGTAGTAATGACACCTTCGGCCTGTTCTTTAAGAGCGAACGCCCCGCGAGGGTGGCTAGAAGTATATCCTAAGCCATGAAAGTGTTGGAACGAATTTACTCGATACACATATCCATCCGTTGGATAAGATTCGTGATCGAAACGAGTAACTTCCTTAAAGCCATTAAGGTTTAAGTAGTTCATCGCATTTGTCCAATTATCAAAGCCTAAGCCTTCTGCACCATATGCAACAAAGGTGATGTTCCTTGTCTTAAACTCTTCCAAGTCTTTAAGGTTCAAGGCACCTGAAGCATAATTCCGTGCATTAGGTATACTACTAGGGGCAACGACTTCACCTGTGATTTGTACTAAATGCTCCATAGGAATACTACTCGGCACTAAGTGTCTCATCTTTTCGGTAATGTCGCGACCCTGAACTCCGTCTCCGCGAGTAAGGGCTAACTGTAATTCTCCATTTACATAGAGAATAGATACAGCTGCACCGTCAAGTTTAGGGGTTACAATGTATTGAGAATTGATAACGTCGGCAGGAGCATCGTTAAGATCAAAACACTTCTGTAGGGAGAACATCTGGAACGTATGCGGAACCGCATCAGTAACAGTGTACCCAACAGCATTGTAATGATGCTTTTGAGCTAATAGGTCGAACTCCGCATCTGAAAGAATAGGAGAGCCTTCATAGTATAACATACTTGCTTTATGTAAAAATTCTCGCATATTGTTTTCCTAAATTTGAAAAACTATTATACGCAATTCTGGGTATATTGTCAAGAACTATTTCAGCTTGACCTTAATTATCTAAAGGACTGATGTGTATATCAACCTTGCCGTATGGATACTTACCTTCTGGCCAAGGATATTCACGCCCTCCTTTAAGTCCGTACAGTTTAAAATTATCTATTTTAAAATACTGACTTACAAAGCTGTGCCACCATGCCTGTTCGCGCAACATTATATGAGCATTTCTCCCATCCTTCAATACAGAGAAGGCAGGTACTAAAGCAACTACAAGATAACCTTTATTTACAACTAAGCGTTTAAGGTCTTCCATAACATTGCGTAAGCAATCAGGCTCTACGTGTTCTAACACATCCATGCAAACAACAAAGTCGCAGGGTTCGGGAGTCATACTTATTTTAGCTATAGCAGGATCGTATTCGTACACTGTGTATCCTTGCATTTCAGGAGCATTCTTTAACGTACCTCTTCCTGCACCATAATCTAAGAGTTCTTTACTTCCACTCTTTATAAGTGCAGGCAGCACTCTATGAGCTAATAAATGAGACGTAGTCCCCCATACGCCGTAAGAATGTTCATGCTCCAATAAGGCTAGATATTCATCTGTTAATAGTATTGGTTTCTTCAATGTATAACTCCTGAATCAGGTCTGAGAAATGCTCCTGTATAATCTCTTTTGATTCTGCTAGTGATAATATTTCTACTAAACCTATGAACAGCTCTCTCGAATTGCTTAGGTCTAAGGGTAGTGCTATTCCTTCTGGTGTTGGTTTCCATTCCTCGTCAAAATCCATGTAGTACTTTCGCAGATGCATATATTCTACACCTCTGAAAGTATTAATGGTTAGACGTACCTGTACTTCTTTAACTGTGTCATAATGTATTACGCGTGAGTAAGCTTCAGGAGCTTCATGAAGATCCATTATCTGCGCCCCTCATTCTTTAGTATCGAAGCTAAAGGGACGACACTAGACACACTAGAAGGTTTTAATAAACGATA